AACAGCACCAGTAGAAGTAGCACCAGTAGAAACAGCACCAGTAGAAGCAGCACCAGTAGAAGCAGCACCAGTAGAAGCAGCACCTACATTAGAACGCGAAAACGTTAAACTAAATCAGTCTTTTATATCTATAGAAGTAAAGCCGTCTATCACCATAGACATCTAAGACAATTATAGAATAATTAAGAAGAACTATTTAAAATTATAACTATAGTATAGTTATATGACTGAACAGGAAATGCGTGTTATGAAAAGAGATGGCAAGTTCGAGGATATTTCTTTTGATAAAATCCTTAACCGTGTTAAAAATTTAGGTAATAATATGGAACCAAAGCTGAAACTAAATTATAGTCAATTTGTTATGGACGTAATTGAGCAGCTTTATCCAGATATTTCTACTACAAAAATCGATGAACTAACCGCTGAACAGTGTGCCTCTATGTGTACGAAGCATCCAGACTATGGAAGTCTTGCGCGCAGAATCATTGTATCAAACAACCATAAAAACACCCTCGATTCTTTTTCTGATACGATGAAAGTTCTTTACGAGTTCAAGGATATTCATGGCAAGAATATTCCCATTATAGATACCTCGGTCTGGGAAATCATTAAAAAGAATAAGGATTTTTTTGATAATATGATTGATTACACTCGTGACTACGAGATTGATTATTTCGGGTTTAAAACTCTTGAGCGCGCTTATTTGATGCGTGTTGATAAAAAGGTAGTAGAGCGCCCACAGCATATGTGGCTTCGCGTATCCATTGGAATTCATTTTGATGATTTGGATGCGGTGAAGGAGACCTACGACCTAATGTCACAAAAATATTTTACACACGCCACTCCAACACTATATAACGCGGGGACGCCTCGCCCCCAACTAAGCTCATGCTATCTGCTGTCAATGGAAGACGACAGCATTGATGGAATTTATAACACTTTGAAGGAGTGTGCGAAAATTTCAAAGTGGGCGGGTGGAATAGGTCTACATATCCACAATGTTCGCGCAACAGGAAGTCATATTCGCGGAACGAATGGAACCTCAAACGGAATCGTCCCAATGTTACAAGTGTTCAACAAGACAGCACGTTATGTTGACCAAGGAGGTGGAAAGCGTAATGGCTCGTTTGCTATTTATATGGAACCTTGGCACAGCGATATTGAGGACTTCTTGGATCTGAAGAAAAATCATGGAGACGAGGAAATGCGAGCACGCGATTTATTTTATGCGCTCTGGATTCCATCATTGTTTATGGAAAAGGTTGAGAATGACCTAGAGTGGTGTCTGTTTTGTCCGGATAAATGTCCTGGACTATCAGATTGCTACGGAGAGGCATTTAACACGCTATACGCAAAGTATGAGTCCGAAGGGAAAATGAACAAGCGTGTCAGAGCGCGCGACCTATGGTACAAGGTGTTGGATTCGCAGATGGAAACAGGAACACCATACCTCCTTTACAAGGATGCCGCGAACGAGAAAAGCAATCAGAAAAACCTCGGGGTAATCAAGTCAAGCAACCTTTGCACCGAAATCATCGAATACAGTAATGATGAAGAAACCGCCGTATGTAATTTGGCAAGTATCGGCTTGAGTAAGTTTGTAAACAAGGACAAAACCTTTAATTACACAAAACTTCACGAGGTAACCAAGGTAATTACATCGAATCTCAATAAAATTATTGATGTTAATTTTTACCCAACAGACAAAACCATGCGAAGCAATTTTTTACACCGACCGATCGGTATTGGTGTCCAGGGTCTTGCCGATGTATTTGCGCAAATGGACATTCCTTTCCACAGCGCAACCGCGGTAGGCGTTAACAAGTTGATTTTTGAAACGATTTACCACGCGGCACTAGAACGTTCAAATGAGCTTGCTATTTCGCGAAAAGACGATATGATTAAATTGCGAAATCTAAATAAATACGACGAAAAATATCATGTAGATATTTTTGAATCTGATGCGCGCGAGTGTCGCACATACAAAGAAAATCTATCCGATGAAATCAAGACAATACTTCAACGAGTTTCTCCTGTAAGAGCGGAGATTGGTATTACCGACGATAAGGTGGCGGGCGCATACTCATCGTTCGTTGGTTCCCCCGCATCAAAAGGATTTCTCCAATTCGATATGTGGAATGTGACACCCAGCGACCGATATGATTGGGGGGTTCTTAAGAACAGCGTCAAAGAACATGGCATACGTAATTCGCTTCTACTCGCACCAATGCCCACCGCTTCTACGTCGCAGATTCTAGGAAACAATGAGTGTTTTGAACCATTTACGAGCAACATTTACACCAGAAGAACCTTGGCTGGTGATTATGTAGTGGCTAACAAGCACCTGATGAAGGAGCTTGTCGAGCTTAATCTGTGGACCGAAGAGTTGAAGGACAATATTATCCTCAATAAGGGAAGTGTCCAACACATTGAAGGGATTCCGGATCATATCAAAGAAAAATACAAGATTGTTTGGGAGATTCCTATGAAACATCTGATTGACATGTCTGTTGACCGTGGAGCATACATTTGCCAATCTCAAAGTCTCAATCTCTGGCAGGAGGAGCCAAGTTATAAATCTCTAACATCAATGCATTTCTATGGTTGGAAGAAGGGTCTCAAGACCGGTATTTATTATCTGAGAAGAAAACCCCGCCATCAACCACAACAATTCACAATCGACCCTACCAAAATTCAACATGAAGAAGAGGTATGTGAGACGTGTTCGGCATAAAAAATAATAATATAAATTTTATCTATTTATCTTAATTTAATCTTACATTTAATTACAATACAAATTATAGAGATTCTTAATTATAGAGCAGCCATTATTAACAACATCCTCATCATTAACAATATCATAATAGCATCTAAAACAAATAAGCACGTCAGACATTGAATCATGTGTATTGTTTGGTGTAAATCCGAAAAGGTGTTCGTGTAATTCTGAAAGAGTGGGGAATTTATGGTATTTGTTTCCAGACGCGCTTTGCTTCTCGATTTTACATATATTTACCGAATTCTTCATCGTACAATACTCTTTAATTCCATATCCATTACCATATGTAAAATATTGTTTACTTTTCAACCGATTACACTCTACCATAATCATTTGTTTATCAAATGATATATTGTGTGCTATAACGGTATCCGCTTCTTGTAGAACGTTATTGAAATTGTCAATCGCTTCTTTAATATCAATACCTTTGCGCAAACTTACCGAGCGCGTAATTCCATGCATCTCAATGCTCTTCTCGGAGATATATACACTTGCGTCTAGTTTGATAATATCATCAACACACGTATCTGTTTTATTTTGTTCAGTGTCATATAGAATGTAGCTAAGCTGAATGATATGTGGCCACTTTCCTACGTCTCTAACAGACAAATTACGTCCGGTGGGAAGACCAGTTGTCTCGGTATCAAATACAAGAACCTTCATATTGTTATTGTTTTTATCAATAAAAATAATAACAATATCAATTTTTTATTGATTTACTAAACAATTATAAATACAATACTCTATTGACTTAGTCACAGACATTAAGCAATATTCAATGTAAATTGTGGACAAGTAATATAGAATTTAACATCGTCATTGGATAAACTATGTCGGTATGAATTCCACGACCCGTCATTTCTTATTAGTTGTGGAGGATTAGTAATATCCTGTACAATGTTAGATTGTGTGTCTTCGGAACGCACAACTTCAAAAGTCATGTTAATATTCGAGTAATTGGGAGCACTAAATATTGTGCTGTCTGTAATAACACTTCTGGTTTCTCCATTAACGAGTTGATCATTAAGAATGTTACATGTATATTTGGTGATATCGCTGCGATAATGTTTATGTATAACAACAAAGTCTAATATATCATAATTAATGTCCCCACTCACATGACTACATTCATCCAACTCACTTAAGCGCTCTTTTAATATATCGATTGTTACCTGTTCGTCGGGATGAAATTGTGTGTCACGTCGAGGCAATCGAATAACCAATAAATCAAACTCGTCATCTATACTAATATGTTTTTTGAACCACATAGACGAAAGAAATTGTCCATACAACTTACCATCATTCGTATGTAATATAAAAGATTTATTAATAATACAATCCCAATCATTACCCTTTATTTTACACATCAAATAATAGTTACATCCATCATATACATTTTTCGCACTTGTTTCAATCGCCGCCATTTGTAATATTGCGGTTATAGTTTTATATTATTTTAACTATTTCATTTTTAATATCATCGTCTAGAAATGTCGACATATTCCAAACGTTTTTCGATGATACTCTGTTATTCCATATTTATTAATACCGTCAATGTGAATCTTAGTCCCATACCCCTTGTTTTTAGAAATACAATATCGCTCGTCTAGCGTAGGGTTCTCCATACACAGGTTCTCGATATATAGATCGCGCTCTGTTTTAGCCAGGATAGAGGCAGCCGCAATAGACGTATACTTATTGTCTCCACCAGTAATACATGTGTGTGATATATTAGCAATACCTGTTTGGTCACTATACTCTGTATATCTCTTAAAATTGCTACCGTCAACAAGTAAACGATGTGTTTTGAAATTTGTTATGTCTAACCCGTCGATACCTCTAATGGCCGCGTGCATCGCCTTGTATGTAGCTTGTAATATGTTAATCTTATCAATCTCCTCTTCCGTAGAATAAGCAACACTCCACGCAATTGCGTTCTCTTTTATATACTCTGCTACCTCGGTTATTTTCTTTTTAGAAGTGAATTTTTTACTATCCTTCATTAAATGATGTTTAAAATCTTCTGTTTTTGGCAATATGACTGCGGCAGCATAGACACGCCCAAGCATTGGTCCACGTCCAGCCTCGTCTATACCAATTTCTAAAATATCATCTTCATTATAATACTTATCCAATACGTTTACTGTTTTTTTTATACCAGTCATTGTTTATATATAATATATTTATACGACAATTATACTTCAATTTTAATAGAACAGACTTATTAATTTTTTCCACATATACTCTATATGAAGAAGTTTAACAAATTATTAATGTTATTTATAATTTTAGGGGCATTGCTGTTGTGTAATTGTTTAGGAACTTATACCCGCGAGGGTATGGATGTTTCAATTGAAACATCCACAAATCAACCACACGAAGACCACATAGCAAAACACAACCCCTCATTACATTCATCCTCTGGTGGCGCAGGTAATGGTCCAGGTAATGGTCCAGGTAATGGTCCAGGTAATGGTGTCGGTAATGGTGTCGGTAATGGTGCAGGTAATGTTTTCGGAAACGATGTTGAATATGGGACGTTGCTTCAAACAGGAACCAAAGAGGAGGATTTGAAGAATGATGTCCCTGAAGGCGATGAGGACCTATACATGTTAAAATCGCAGATGGTTCCTCCGGTTTGTCCTGCGTGTCCTGCTATCAAGGCGTGTCCAAGAACGGAAAAATGTCCACCTTGCCCTCCGTGTGCTAGGTGTCCTGAACCGTCATTTGAATGCCAAAAGGTACCAAATTATTCATCAAACAATAATGACCGCCTTCCTAGGCCAGTTTTAGCGGATTTTAGCCAATTCGGTATGTAAATTTAAATTATATTGATAAGTCTATTTATATAATTTAAATTAATTCAAACGCAAATTATTAAACACCTATTGTGAAAGCATTATTTGCGCAATATACATTTTTTATCAATGTTCATTGTTTTACATTTTGTGTCATGTGGTACTATTTTAATAACACATTTAGATTTTTTACCATACAGCGGCTGTGTACATCCACTCTCTTTCTTACGCGTCTTTTTAGTATTTAACATCTTGGGATTTGATACTAAACATCTGGACCTGAAATGTTCATATCGTTCCCTAACATCCCCATAACTAAGACCAGATTTTTTACCTAACATTTTATTAATTGTTTCATGAAGTTTGTATACATATCTAGAAAACGCATCACGGTTTTTCAAATCTTTATTTGTAAGAGGATGTGTTATAAAATTCCTTTTCAAGTTCTCTCGACAATGGCGACAAGGTAATACATTTTGCATATTTAATATAAAATTCTTATAATGTTGTTTGTCGTTAGTAGTGGGCTTTACAGGATAATTAAAACTCATAGTATGTAAATAATGCCACATACTGGGACCCCATACCGCAGTTAACATCCCGTCCCCACTTGAAAACTCCTTATTTTTATAAGTGCGGGTCTTTTTTTTTTTACGCGTTTTATTGGTTACCATTAAAATAAGGTAAGAAAAACTATTACATACAATTACATACAATTACATACAATTACATTCAATTACATACTATTTTCGTTTTATAATATTCTCTAATTTATCATTTGTATTATTTAATGTTAGAATAACCTCATGACCCATTACTTTAGTAATTGCTTGGTAATATTTTTTATCGTTGTTAAAGTCTGTCTTATTTAGTTCAATATATGTTCCATCTTTATTTAAAAAAAGCATTATTAATACGAGCTATAAATCTTTATACGGTATTCGTTAATAATATTCTATTAATATTCTATATTATATATAATGAAGCAGATTTTATCAAAAGCAGTTTTATCAAAAATGATGTCAAGCAAACAATTCCTTATTGTGTTAGCCTGTAGTCTACTTTTTATTTGTGTAGCAATATACGTATATTTTATATACATACGCCCTAAATTTAGCAAACAATATGCTGCTAATAAAGAGTTCACTGAGGATACTGGAGGTAGTGATGAAAACTATGCGGACCTATACTTTTTCTACACTTCATGGTGCCCTCACTGTAAGACCGCATTTCCTATATGGAACCAACTTAAGCAGGAAATGGGAGACTCTATGGTAAATGGAACAAAAATTAAGTTTATTGAGATTGACTGTGATAAGGAATCCGCTGTTGCCGAGAAATTTAAGGTAGAAGGCTACCCAACCATAAAATTGGTAAACAAGAATCAAATTATAGAATACGACGCAAAACCAGACTTGGATACGCTGAAAATTTTCCTAGAAAAGTCACTTTAATTATTTGAATTATCAGTATATGTATTATATGTATTATATGTATTATTTGAAATATCCGTATTATTTTCAATAATATCACCAATACCCGCCTTGCTCTCAATGTAAATATTTGCTTTTTCTATACCGATATTTATTAGGTTCTCTCTAGACTCTGCCGATTCAATAGCATCTATCCAAGGCTGAAATCCTCGCATATTATCAACGTCGCATTTCACAAGATTCTTAATATCCATTTCATCTGTTTCTATTTCTCTCTTTATCTTCTTAAACAATATGATAAAATAATCAAATAGGGTAGATTCTGTATCTAGATTGGATATCAAATTCTTATTCTGACTCCACGCATTAAACGCAAGTATTTCACTCTCGTCGCACTTATTGTTGTTGTAACATTCAACAAGCGGAAAATTATTCAATATTCCACCATCAACATAACAATTTCCGTTATCAATTATCGGACAAAATATGAATGGGTATGCCGTGCTCATCGACAAACCCTTAACTATTGTTAAATCGGGAAAGGTCTTATGTGAAATATCAACGGAACTCATTCTATCGCCGTTCAAATTGGTCGAATACATATGAATATCTATTTTATTATAGTCATATAGTTCTTGGAATGTTGTATTTTTATTCAATCCTTTTGCTTCTAACAATGGTAACATTGCTTCACATATAAAACTCTCATTAATTATCCCTTTTGTATTATAAGCGTTGAATATTGTTAATGGTTCAATATTCAATATTTTCTTCCAGGGCCTTTTTATAAAATAATCATCCGTAACATCCCACGGATAATCAAGCGAAATGATAACCGATAAAAATGCGCCAATTGACGTTCCATATATACTCTCTATATTTCCAATGTCCCAATAAACATTATTCAGTCGTTTCGCAGCACCATACAATATTAACCCAACTGGACCCCCACCACTAAATACTAAATGTTTAATTGTCATTAAATATTAATTGACTTTTGTATTTAATAGTATTATTGTATAACTTTTTTTCTGTAATAATGTTAATTATGGAAACAATATTTACATTAGGGGATGAAACCGATGATAATTTACAGATCAATCTAGACGATTTATATGAGAAAAAAAAACTACACGACCTTAACACTCTCTCAATATACAATAAAATTTTAGCCAGAATTCATAATAAAATAAATGTCACATCACGCCAGCATACGACAAATCAGTACTGCTGGTATCTCATACCGGAAATGATGATTGGAATCCCTAAGTATGACCATGGGGCGTGTATCGCGTTTTGTATAGATAAACTAAAGGATAATGGATTTATGTTAAGGTATACACATCCTAATTTGCTTTTGATATCATGGAAACATTGGGTTCCGAATTATGTTAGAAACGAAGTGAAGAAGAAAACCGGGGTTAATATTGATGGTTATGGTAATAAAATAATTAAAAAGGAAAATCCCGATGATGGTAATCCAAACTCATTTATATTAAAATCACGTAACAATATACCGGTACAAAGTAATAAAAAGGAATTTAAGGAAATTAAATCTTATAAGCCAAGCGGCAATCTTATATATAACCAAGATTTACTTAAACGCATTGAGGATAAATCTAAAAATAAATAATTTTAAAAATTTTAAAAATTTTAAAATTATTAATTAGTTACTAAAAATACCTTCTAAAAAAGAAGGTTTATTATTCTTATCATTGTCGTCACTATTATCATTATTATTATCATTATTCACTCTATTCTTATCATTATTCACTCTTTTATCCCTATTCTCATCTTTATTCTCATCTTTATTCTCATCTTTATTCTCATCTTTATTCTCATCTTTATTCACATCCTTATTATCCTTATTCACATCTTTATTATCATCTTTATTCACATCTTTA